TGTTGAATCCGTCGCCAGCGCCGTATGTGGTGCCGATGGCAGCAAACAGGTTCGCATACGCGGCGCGGCTAACGGCGGCTCCGTTTGCCTTGAGCCATCCAGCTGGCGCAGAACTGCCAGCGAAGTGCGCCACCTTGCCAGGCGGCGCATGGGTGTCGGTGTTGGACTTGCTATCCACGCCAAGGTTCGCGCGCGCAGCATTCGTGTCTGGCACATCGGCCAAGTTCTTCGACTGAATCAACGGCGCCGGAACGAAGGCGGCAGGTTCGTTTTGCACAAAGTCCGCCACGCTGCCGGCCGGGTACGATTTCCCCAGCGTCAGCTTCGTCACGTCGGTATTGTTCGCCGTCCATTCTGCTGGCGTCAGGCGGATGCCTTCCACGTAGACGGCAAGCCCGATGGTGGTCGCCTTCGTCAGGGTAACTTCGGTCTGTCCAGCTGCCAGGGTCTGCGTTTCTTCGACGGTCGAAACGACGACGGCCGCCGCAGTCGGATCGATCCATTCCACGTCGCCGTCAGCATTCGACTTCTTCACCAGCATCTGGCCCGTGGTGCCGCCCTTCAGCAGAAACGGCAACGTGATCGTGTTCATGATCCACGATTGAGTGGCCACAACCACGTTCGGGTCCACTTGCAGCGTCACTACGCTTGCGTTCGTCACCAGAAACTGCATGCGGATGGCCGTATCGCCATACGAACCTTCGCTGCCGTCGCCCTGCGGCTTGTACACGTCCGGCGTGTTCGCCACCGTGAACAGCCCACCGTTGTCGTCAAACGCCCCGATTTCGCGAATGGTGAAGCCGCCGACGCTCGCCGGCACAAGCATTTCCACCGTGAACAGCATCGGGTTCGTGGGGTCCTGATAAACGCGGTTCGGCGCAGTTCGGTACACTTCGCGCACCAGCTGCGTTTGCGTTTCGCTCGGCGTGGTGGGATTGCCGCCGCCGTCACCAACAGCGACGGCCACCAGGTTGATGGGCACGCCGGACGCTTCGGCCTGCGCCATGCGCTGCCGGCCGTAGTTCGTGAGAATGGTTTTATATGCCATTTTGCGCTTTAGCTTAGTTGTTTGCCGTCAGCGGCAGGCAGCCGGTGATTTTGGAAGTCGATGTGACGCCATACGTGGGGCCGTTCGTGTTGCCATTCAAATCGCACCCCGAAGCGACGATTGCGCCGGTTGAGGAAACGGAAAAGCCATACGGGTTATTCCTGAACCGCCCACCAGTAATGATGGCCACGCCATTCACTACCGACACAGCAGCGGTTCCGGTCGGCGAAATGGCGCCGGCATAGTTGATGTTCACGTTTGCGATATTCACGTCACCGCCGTACACATCGATGCCGCTCATGGCGGACTGGGTGATCGTGGTATTCGACACGCTGAAGTCCACTTCGTTGGGGCCGACGTGGACAGAGCTACCAGTTCCTGGGTTTTGCGTGCCGAGCGTAGGCCCGGAACGGCCCTTCGATGCTTCCTCGATCATCCCGTTTTCGATGCGATTATTCGTGCCGAACGCGTCAATATAAACTTCGCCGGCCGCATCATTCCCGAAAAAGAATTGAGATAGGCGAAGGTCATTAATCGCGCAGTCCGAACTGCCCTCAAGGATCAGCGCAAATCCGTTGTTCGCATACGTCTGCACGTTATGCCATGCCCCGAGCACTAGCGGTTGGCCAGGGCCTGGCGTCGATTGCACATAGACCCCGTGCCCATTGTTCTGGCCTGCGAAAATGCCATCAACCTGCCATTGCACTGGTGCATATGTCGAAACATTCGAGAACCTGAATCCATTGGACCAGTTCTTCGAAGCGGTGCATAGGCGCATCACGCCCCAGTCGGTCGTGCCAACCACAAAGCCTTGGTAGAACCCGATGGCCAGAATATCGAACAGCTCGCAGTTCTGCGACGTTCCAAGCACCGTAACCGCGTCCCCCGCAGACACCTGGCCCATAGCCTTCGCGATTTGAAATCCCCCGACCTTGACGCCGGTAAGTCCGCTGGCAATCTGGATGCCTGGCGCAGCAGCGTCATGCGATTGGAAAATCGTCTGAAACTGCCCCTTGCCCTGGAACGAAAACCCGTCAGACGAAACAGGAATCGCGCCTGAAATGGCGAACGTGCCAGCGTCACCTTCAATGTACTTTTCGCCACTGGAAAAAGCCGCGATGATGGCCTGCGTGTCGTCTGTCACGCCGTCACCCTTCGCCCCGAACCGCTTCAGCGTCCAGGCGTTCTGCGTGATGATGTAGGCTGCAGAGGTTTGTGCAAGCTTCGCATCGGTCACGCTGCCATCGGCCGGCGTTGCGGCGCCTGCCGCTGCGTCAGCATGCGCGTTCGCAGCCTGAAGCGTAGCTGTGTCTCCGTTGTCAGCGTACGACTTCGCGCCGGCCAGCACGGCATCGTCGTTTCCCTTCAGCCATTCGGTGCGGTTCAGCAGCGCCTGCGCCTGCGAGTTCATGGGGCCGCCAGGGCCGCCAAGTGCCTGGGTGGTGGTTTCAAGCTGCGGGACAGCATCCCATCCTGGCGTCGGATTAAGGTTAGTCATTTTCTGATTTCTCTTTACTCAGTCAGTCCATCCAGGCGGCGATTGCCGTCCAGCGTCCAAGTGCCATCCAGAAAGGATTCTTGCTGCGCGCTGAACTCCACCGTGATTTCGTTTCCGATGCACAACGCACCGGCAACCACCGGGCCGCCGCGCGTCGTCACTGCTGGGCGTACGGCGCCGCGATGCGAGCGCAGGTTTTTCGTCACGTCGATGTACGAAAGGATTTTCGCGAGCGCAGCCTGGTCGATGCCGACCTGGTTGCTATCCAGCAGAACGTCGAACGTGTACGGCGCGCCTTCGGGCAGCTGATTGAACCATTCCTGAATCGCGACGCCATAGCCAAGCGAGGTAAGCGCTTGCTTCACGGCGCCGATGGTGCCCTTGTAGCGTTGCACCGCCACTGCAGACTTGATCGCGCCGCGCTTCTGGTCGTCTGTCCACCCAGCATCCCAAAAATCGACGCTGAACGCCCACGCGAGCCACGGCAGAAGATCAGATGGGCACTTGTCCGGATTCCACACGTCGCGGTTCGGCGTCGGCACATCGCTAATGCGTGCCACGCTTTCGGCCAGCGCCGTTTCCAGTGCGGTTGCGTTTTGTGGCAGCAGGCTAGACATTCGGCGCCACCGTGACGTTGATGGACGTGCAGTAATACGCTTGGCCGACCGCTGCGGGCATGTTCGCTGCGGGGTTCGTCAGGTTCACGCGATCCACGCCAGGCTGATGCAGTGCTCGATACACGCCCGACAGCGCAACGTCGTAACCGATGCGGTGCACGGAATCTGCGTAGGCTTGCGCCGCGTCCTTCGCGGCCTGCAGCACCACGTTTGCGTCCGGCCCGTCGAACAGCACCAGTTCTGCGTCAATGGTGTACGTGGCGACGTTCGCCGACAGGACTGAAACCTGGTCCGTCATCGGTCGAACCGTTTCAGCGTTCAGCGCGTCCGTCACTGCGTCGATTTCGTCCTGGCTGGCCGTGCCATCGCCATTGCGCGACAGCACGTACACGACGACTTCGCCAGGCGTGGGCGACACGGCTGAAACATCCTTGATGGTGCCCGCCGCGCTGATGCCGTGAAACACGTAGCTGCCTTCGCTGCCGGCTGTCGTGTAGCCTTCCAGGGAAACGGGGATGCGCGCGCGGTAATCGTCGTCGGACTCCCACACGGCAGGCGTCGGCGGGATGGTGTTCGGGTCTGCCGGCTTAATCAGCAGGCGCGGCACGTTGTAGTTCGCGCCGATCTGGTCCAGGTCCGAACCCGTCGCAAACGCGAGCATGACCGCGCGCACTGCTTCGTTCGCGCGCTGGCGCACCAGCACTTCGCGATACGCGCAGACTTCCAGGATTTTGTAAGCCGGGTCCGATTCCAGCAGCGCGGTGAACGGCTGCCCAGCAGCCTGCATGCGTGCCTGCAGGTCGGCCAGCATCGCCTGGAAAATGGTTTCGAAGTCCAGCTGTTCGACGGCATCAGGTGCCGGCAGCTGCGACAGGTTCACAACGGTAAAGGCGCCGGCCATTATTTCACTTTGATGCCGTCAAGCGTCACCACTTGGCCGTCAGGCAGATACTTGCCCGTCAGGTCCAGCACGATTGCGCCAGCATCGGCGCTCGCAAGCGTGACTTTCGATAATTGGAAACGCGGCTCCCAGGCTTGCAGCGCTTCCGCTGTTGCCGCGTACAGGTCCAGGACGGTTTCGCCGTTCATCGGCGCGTCCACCAGTGCGAACAGGCGGCTGCCGTAGTCGCGGCGCATCACGCGACTGCCCAGCGGCGTCGTGAGAATGTCCGTAATGGACTGGCGCAAGTGATCCAGTCCACCCAGCAGCTTGCCATCGGATGCGCTTGTTCCGTCCATGCCGCCATTCTCGACGGCATGGGGTGCGCGTTCCTCCCGTGGGATTTCCGGTTAGCCTTGCGGCGGCCCGACCGTGCCGCCTTGCGGGTCGGTGTGCGTGTGCGTCTTTAGCCCGATGCCATCCGCTTTCACGTCGCCACCAGTCACCTGGATGGTGCCGGCGAATGTCGATACCGCGCCGCTCGCGCCTTGACCCTCCACGGACATTGCGCCCGTCACGCCAAGGTTTCCGTCAATCTGCATGTCCTTGGTGGCGTGCACCATCGGCGTGTCCAGCGTCACGCTGGTGTCAGCCTTCACGGTGGCCACCTTGCAGTTCACCACCACATTCCCGTTGCCGGCCACGTTCACCGTCAGCGTGTTGCTTGCGCTGTCGTACTGAACCGTGCTGCCGTCAGGAAATTGCGTCATGTCCACGTCCGCGCTGTTCGACGGGGCGGGATGGTCGTCCTGGTAAAAGCCAGGCATGACGAACCCCAGCGTGGTGTCGCCGCCAGGCGCAAACACAATCACCTGTTCGCCCTGCGTCGGCGGCGACCAGCGACGCGTGGTCCCAGCGCGGCCAGCGCACCAGGGCAGCCAGTCCGTATCAAGTCCACCGATGCTGCATTGAACGCGCGCGTTCGCCACGTCCACGCCAGTGACGATGCCGAAGCGGATCATGGCCGCAAACTTGCGGTACGTCTCCGACAGGTCGTAATCGCTCACGGCGTTACCTCGGTGTAGTCCTGTTCGTGTCCGGTGCCGATATCCGGCGAGTAACCGGCGAACACTTCCTGCGGCACGTTGCCGTCGTTCGTCCACACGGTGTTGCCCAGGTGAATGGGTTGCGTCCACTCCACGCACCAGACTTCGTACTGGTCCAGTTCGGGGTTGAAGTCGCTGCGGCAGATGCTGGTGACGTATGCGGGACCAGTGCGCACGCCGGTCCAGTGGCGCAGCCGCAGCCACGCGGCGAAAGCTGCGGCGAACTTCCGAATCTCGCGCTTCACGTTCGGCGTGCGAAAGCCGAAGATGATTTCCGCCTCAAACCGCGCATTGACGGCCAGCTGTTCGGTGCCTGGGTCAATATCCGGGGCGGGGTCGAACTCCGACAGGTCCAGGATGATCGCGGGAAGCGGCAGCCCCGCATTCCCGCCCTTGCGTTCTTCGGTGCGGTAGAACTCGACGGTTTGCAGGTCGGGAAACTGCGCCTTGATATCGGCCACGATGGCATCGTGCAGCGCGTTCAGGTCAACGTCTGTATTGCGGTCCATTATGCGGCACCAATTTTGTACTTCACGCGCGCCGCCAGCTCGCGCTGGAACAGCGGCCAGAAAATCTGTTCGACCAGTACGAACACGTGATCTTCCACGTACACGTCGGCCTGGTCCTTCACCGGCAACAGCTGTTCTTCGATGTGCAGCCGCGCTTTGCCGGTCCGCTTGAAAATCGTTTTGCCCTTCGTGTGACGGCCGGATGCGACGAAAGCGCCAGGGAATTCGTGCCCGCGAAACTTCGCGCCGCTCGCCGTCTGCACTGGTTTCCCTTTGAACCACGACACTGGCATGTCGTTTAAACCGTACCAAAGCCGCACGCCTTCCACCGGTCCCTTGCGCAGCTTGATGGACTTCAGGCGCTTGCGCAGCGCGTTCAGCCGCTTCAATTCCAATTCGTCGCGCAGGCCCCTGGCGGACAGCGTGCGCAGCTTCGAAGCAGTTCGGTTCAGCGCGCGCGACAGTGCCAGCTTGATCTGCTTTTCGGACGCCCCCAGTTCATCGCCGATGCGGCGCAGGTCGTTCCACTCGATTTCGAAGTGGATCATTCTTCGCTCAGTTCCAGGACTTCCAGTCCGGTGCCGTCCGGCTGCGGGTACGTCATGATGCCGAATGTGCCGAACACGGTTTTGCCGTCCGCCTCGTACACCACCAGGCCGTCGCCGCGCCTTGCGCCTTTGCACGTGCCTTCCACGCACGTGAACTTCGGCTTGGTGGTGTCCTGCTCGTACTCGCCCAGGGTCCCTTCACGATACGGGCCGTCGTACATGCCGACGATATCGCGCGTCGTGCCGTCCTGGAACTGGATGATTGCCTTAACGGCGAATTCATCCGGGTCCAGGAATTCTGCCGGGTCGTCCCAGGTCGGGTGCGGCATTACTTCGCCTTCGGCTTGGCGCGCGACGGCAGCGCGTTCGGCGGCAGCTCGGTGGTGCCCTGCGCGGTTGCATCAGCAGATGCCTGCGCAGCTGCGGCGTTCGTGTCGGCGTCGTCTGCGTCGTCGTCACCCAGGACCGAATGCAGTTCGGCCTTGCCACGGCGCAGCAGGTCCTTCGCTTCGGACTCGACCATTTCCACGATGGTGCCGGCGCGCGCAATGGCACCTTCGAACACGATTGCGCCGGTCAGACGAAGCTGCACGACTCGTTCGGAAAAGCGCATGATGGTTTCCTTGTTCTGTTGGAGAAAAGGGCCGCCGTATCTGGCGGCCCTTCAGGCTTGCTACGAGCAGCCGGCTATTACGGCGTAGCCGGCTTCGACGCGTACGTGAACGATTCCGGGTGGCGGATGTTCATGTCCACGTCCTGGAACACGACGATGCGCGTGCCGCCGCTGGTGGACAGCGAATACGGGTCCACCATCATGTCCAGGCCCGACCACATCGCCACGATGAAGTCCGACCAGTTGCCGAACCACACATCGCCGTCATCGATCTGGTTCGTAACGTCAACGCTGTATCCGTTGATCGTGTTGCCTTGCTCCCAAATGGTGCCACCCTGGGCGATTGCCGCGCCGGGGAACTTCAGCGTGGTCTTTGCGTCGCCGCGCGCGCGCGCGTTGATGACGTACGACAGGCTGCCCACGTCCGCGTCAGCCGCCGCGACTTCCGTTTCCATGTCCACGTATTCCTGGAACGTCGGATACGCGCCAGCGAGCGCCACGGCGTGAATGCCTGTCTGGTTCTTCAGGCCCTTCGGCGTATTCGCCGTGCCGGCGCCGTACAGCACCGCCTTATCCAGCGCGAGCGCCATCACCTTCAGCAGGTCGTTGCGCACGATCAGTTCCGCATCCGGGGTGGACTGCAGCATCAGGCGGCGCGTGATATCGGTGTACGCGGCCAGCGTTTTCGGGCTGAACCCGATCTGGTCGATACCCGGTTCGCTTTCGTTCGGCGATGCGCCTTCGCCCACCCAGTACGCCTGCGTCGCGCTGTTCTGGCGCGGGATATCGACGTTGCCGACCAGGCCGCCAAGCGTCATCACGCGCTTCAGTGCCCAGGTCTTGTGACGCAGCAGTTCGATGAACTGGTCCGCCAGCAGGTTCTGCGCGATGGCGTTCGAGCCGGGGCCGCCGGCCGGCGTCGTGGTCGAAAACGCGCGGTTCAGCACGTCAGCCGGGATCAGAATGCCCTTCGACTGCTTGCCGTATTGATCTTCAGCCGCACGCGAGCATTCGAATTCGAACGCAGCGTCCTTCTGGAACTGCTTGTTGTTCGGGTTGGCCAGCGCGCGGATGGCGCGCATGATGGAGAACTGGCGCGCTTCCTTGTCGGTCAGCCCCAGTTCGCCTTCCTTCACCTGCTCGGACAGCGGCTTCCGCGCGTTGCGCTCCGTCGCGAAGTCGGCCAGCAGCTCACGCCGGAAATCTTCGGCGGACTTGCCTTCGGCGATGAACTGCAGCGCCTTGTCCACCTGGCCGTACTGGCGGCCCATTTCGGTCAGCTCGCGAACGCGTGCGCGTTCGGTTTCCTGGCCGCGCTGTTGCGCCGCCGACGACGTGTCGATGGCACGTTCGATGATTTCGACGTCGCCGGTATCGTTGCCGGCATCGTCCACTGCAACGCGGCACAGATTGCCCTGGGCGTCGCGGAAGGTGCGAAATTTCATGATTTGTCGTTCCTTAGTTGATCCACGCCCAGCGGCGGAATTGTGAACCTGCGTCGGATTGTCCGCCGGCTTCGCGCCTGTTTCCTCCCGTGGGATTTCCGCCTTGCGGCCCACTCCCACGGTGTCGTCTGCCGGCACGGACACGAAACTGATTTCGAACGGCAGCCAGTCGGTGACGCTGTACACGTCCACGTCGCCGCGCTGCTCGATAAGGCGCATGCCATTCACCAGGTAGCCCACGGACACCTTGGTGATGATGCCGTCAGCGATATCCTGCAGCAGCTGTTCGCCGGCCGGCGAACGACTGATGCGCACGACGGCGCGGCCCTTCCGGTCGCTGTCGATGCGCACGGACTCGACCACGCCGCGCTGGTCGTCCCAGTTGTGCATCCAGAGAACGGGGGCGCCGTTCTGCAGGCGCGACAGGTCAACAGCGCCGGCATCGTGCGAAAGGATTTCGATGCCGAACCAGCGTTCGTATTCGACTTCGCTGCTGAACGACAGCTCGACGGTGCGCGCTTCCAGGTCAACGGCGCCAACATCGGCGACTCGCTGCAGGCCGCCGCGCTCGCGGATTTCGTGCAGCCGCTCGGCCAGCTTGTTCGTTTGCGACGCGCCGCCGTCGCGCGTCATGATGCGCTGAATGTTCATTGTTTCGGTTCCTTGCCCTGGGAAACGTCGCCCTTGCTCGGTGCCGGTTCGGGCGCGGGCGCAACGCCCATGATGATGTTGACGATGGTTTCGGGGATGCCGCTGTCCTTCATCAGCTGAATGTCGGACCCGATTTCCTTGAACACCGTTTCGGGATCGTGGCCGCGCTCGCGGATCACCTGCGACGGCGACGTGAAGCCGCCGCGAACTTCCGTCACCTTCGCCGTCGCGTCCGACTTCGGGTCAATCCATTCCCACCGGCGCGGCTGCCATTGCACGTTCTTGTACATGGCGAGTCGCGAAGCCGGCAGCGGCTTGCCGTCTTTCTTCACGATCAGATTTTTCAGCAGCGCGATTTTCAGCCACTCGAAGTAGACAGGCGCGCAGAGCGTTTCAATCAGCCACGTCTGCAGCTCTTTCCAGTTGTCGCGCTCGTCCACCTTGCCGTCGCGGATGGACGAAAAATTCACGCCTTCCAGGTCGTTCGCCAGGCTGTTGTACGCCACACCCATGCCAGCGCCTGCGCCGCGCAGCATCGCCTTGTTGAACACGGCGAATTCGCCGCTGGGGTAGTTCGGATTGAAGTCAGCGATTTCCGCGCCTTCAGGAAGTTCATGAATGGCGAGCGGCTCCGCGTTGATCGTGCTGGCCACGTCGTCGCCGTCGTCCACTTCCGGCCCGAACCCTTCGCGATACTGGATGAACATCATTTTCGACGCGGACGCGCGCGCGTTCTGCACGGCCGCATCTTCGAAGCCCATCAGGTGGTGCAGACGGAACAGGCTGGTTGCCGCCCAGGGGATACCGCGTCGCTGGCTTGCCCACTCGGTGACGAAGCCATGAATGATTTCATCGGCCGGGATGCGAACGAAGCCCTTTCCGCTGACGCTGTAGTAAAAATACGCGTCCCATTCGTCCGTGCTGGTGAAATGGTACGCAATCGGCTTGCCGTAGCGGTTGAACTCGATTCCCTGACGGATGAAATGGCCGTTCTTGCCGAAATTCGAGTCCTGGTAGCGAACCGGCAGCCGCTGCGGGTCGATGACTTGCAGCGCGAAGCCGAACGGCCCCGCGTCATCGCCGTACACCTTGCGTATGATGAATTCGCCATCGCGTGCGGCGTGCTCGACGGCAAGCGCCTGAACGCCCCGCCACGTCAGCTTTCCGGTCACGTCGCAGTTGCCGGTCATTCCCCATTCGCGCCAGCTCGATTCAATCGCTTCGTTCGCGTTCTTGTCGGGCTTGCCGTTTGCCAGCGTAGCCTTCGCCTGCAGGCGAACGCCGTGGTGGCCGACGATGTTCTGGCGGCAGCGACGAACGAACGCCTTCATGTAGTCGTTGTTCGACCACTGTTCGCGCGAACGCGCCACCAGCGTCGGCTGGCGCATCGTGATGAAGTCGTCAATCGGCGTGGGAATGGCGCCCCACTTGTCGTTCGGATCAACAAACGACGCCTTGAACAACCCGGCGATGGAGCGCGCGAACTTGCGACGCGGCGTTGCCGGGGCAATGTCGGAAATCGGCATGCCGGCGACTGGCTGCGCGGCGGCGCGCTTGCCGAAGAAAGGGATTTTCATCGTTCGCTGAACTTCACAATGACGGGGCGCCCCCAGCGCGAACGCCCGCACTGCTTGGCGCGCTCGCGCGCCACCTGGGTGGCGTAGTACGCGCGCAGCTTCAGCAGGTCAGCGATGGGCGTGCGCCACAGTTCGCGGTTGTTGATCGTGTACCGCTGCTGGTCCTGCGTCGCGCGCTTCGCCAGCACGGCGTCGATGGCTTCCAGCGCGATGACGGCCTGGCTGCGCCCGTCGTACGGCTCATCGACGCTCGCCAGGTCGGGAACGATGACAAGCTGGCCGCCGCCGGCATCCATCAGCGCGCTGCCTTTGCTCGCGCGCATGCTGTACCAGTAAGTGCCAGGCTGCCATGCGCCAGTCGTCGCGGCATTAGCCGCGAATGCGTGCGACGTGCCGTCAGGCGTCGCCGTCAGGTCGATAGCTTGCGGGCCGCGCAGGATCGCGCGCAGCGTCCAGTCCGGCGCCGGATAGGCGGATGCGACCACGACGGCCTGGAAATCCAGGCCAGCCGTGATTTGTGCGGGAAGGGCGGAAGCGCAGCGGGTCATCGATCACCATTTCGTGGCCCATGTGCCCCTTCCTTTTCTCGCATTCAGGGCACGTTTAGACCGAACAATGCGGCCATTGTCCTGACGCGGCGCCTGCTGTTCCTCCCGTGGGATTTCCGCCGGTTCGTTGTCGTTTGCGGTCGATTTGCGCATGTCCTCGACCATATGAGCGAGTTTTTCGGCTCTTTCTCCGTATTTTTTCTCGAATTCTTCGCCAGCTTTTTGCTGCGGAACTGCCATGCGCATGCGTTCTGCGATGCGTTTAAACGACGGCTGCATGATCTTCAGCGCGGCGTAGTTGTACACGCGGCAGTCCAGCTTTTCGTTGCGGTCGCGGTCGTTCTTGCGCCAGTCCCGCACCGGCTGGCCCTTCACGTAGCGGACCACCAGGCGTTCGGCCGTCATCTGCTTGAAAAATTCTTCGTTCCAGTCGTCACCAATCGGGAAGTGACAGAACCCAGGCCCTGGCTTCGTCTGCGCCAGGCGCCGCATAACCACCAGCTTGGCTTCGTCCACGCCGACGCGGAACAGGTCGGTGAACTTCGAACGCTTTTTGCCAGTCTGCTTGCGGTGCGGCTTCTCCACGATGGGGATGCCCCAGCCGCCCAGGCCCTTGATGCCGAATATGCGGCGGCCAGTCTTGCCGCGCAGCCAGTCGTACGCAGCTGCCGTCATGCCGCCAGTGCCGCCCGTGTCCACGCACGTGCCTTCGATGCGCATCAGCGCGCCGCTTTCGTGGCGGTACGTGTTCGCCAGCACGTCTTCCAGGTCGTTCCACACGTCCGGCATCAGCGGGTCGCCGTACAGCACGCCCGTTTCGATGGACCACGATTCTTCACCGAAGCCCCACGCGACCACTTCGTATTCCAGGCGGTCGTCCTGCATGTCCACGCCGCACGACAGCCACAAGCCGCCCATCGGCACCTGCGCGGCGTATTCCTCGCGCCGGTTCAGCAGGCTGTCGGGGTCTGCCTTGTCGCCGGCAGCGAACGGCCAGCCAAGCGACACGTTCACGAACGACTGCAGGTCGCCCAGGGCAAGCTTGTCCAGGTACGACTGCACAATGTCGCGCAGCCGGCGGAACGTGGAAGCCATTTCCGGCGCGTGAAACGATGCGTGCCCCTTGAACGGCTTCGTGGCGATCCAGCCGCCGCCTTCGCGCTCCGCATTGCGGATAGCGGCGATGCGCTGGCCATCGTCCCACAAGCTGCCGCATCCGATGCACGCGTACATCGCGGTGCCTGGTTCGTGGTCTTTGCCGAAATCCTTTTCCGCATCCTCGATGCTGGTGGACTGCCGGCCAGTCCAGTGCACGTTCTCCCAGCGGAAATACTGCAGCTCGCCGCAGTCAGGGCAGCGCACGTGCCAGCGGCGTTGATCGCCGGCCAGCCAGCCCTTGTAAATGCGGCTGGTTTCCAGGTCCACGGGCGTGCTGCTGCGAATGTCCAGGCGGTCATCGCCGAACGTCGCCGAACGCTGCGCCAGCAGTTCCAGGAAGTCGCCTTCGGCCGTCGTGTCGTAGCCGTCCACTTCATCGGCCTGGGTGACGGGCGCCGAACGGCCGCGTGCGGTTTTCGGGCTGCCGGCCCAGCTGAACATCAGCCAGCCGCCGACGTACGAAATCATGCGGCTGTTGTTCACGCCTTCGCGCCCGCGCGGCTTCGCCATCTTCGCCGCAATCTTCGGGTTCGCTTCCAGCATCGGCTTCAGCTTCGTTTCCTGGAACGTCGCCATGTCGCCTTCGCTTGGCTGCGCGAAGATCTGTGAACGCGGTTCGTGGTCGATGAAATAGCCGGTGATGCACTGCTGGGCCGTCGTCTTGCCAAGCTGCGCGGACAGCATCATGTCGATGCGGCGGATGCCGGGTTCCTTGATCGCATCCAGGATGCCGCGCTGAATCGGCGCGTTGTCGAACTTGATCGGCCCAGGGATCGCGTTGCCGATGGGGATGCGCACGTTCTGTTCCGCCCACACGGACGGAAGCATGTCGGGCGGGGGCACCAGGTTTTCGGCGGCGCGGCGCGCGGCTTCAGCGACGGCGCGCCAGTTGCTGAACTGTTCAGCTGCGTTCGTCGTCGCCATCGTCCTGTTCTTCGTCGTCGGGCGGCGTCAGGTCCGCAGCCGCAGACTGTTCAAGCGCCAGCACCAGTTCAGCGCGCAGCTTTCGTTTAAACGAGCCTTCGTCCGTCTCTCCCAGCAGCTGCAGCACCGCGCGCTGCGGCACGTTCAGCACGTTCTGGCGGATGGCGGCCATCAGCGCGGCCTGCGCGCGTTCGAACTCGGCGACAGGGGCAACCAGGCCCTTGGCTTCCGCCAGCGCCAGCTCTGCCTGTTCCATCTTCGCGCGAGCGGTGCGCTTTTCGATTTCCTTTATGTCGTCAACTGCGCCGCCGGCCGCGTCCAGTTGTCGCTGGATGCGCCACGATATTACATCGGCAAGGTCGAACACCCATTCGATGCCGCGCGCGCCGCGTTGCACCACCGGCATGCCGTCTTTCACCCACCTGTCAATGGTCGGCAGGGAAACGTTCATGTGTTCGGCCAGCCCCGAACGGTTCAATTTCACGCCCATGCTATCGGCAAGCTGTAGTCATAACTTTTAGTAATTAAGGGCACGCAGATATCGAAAGGCGCGGGACCGATGCCCCCGGCCCCTGGCGCCCCTGGGAAGGACCCATTCGTTGTAGAAACGCAACAGTTGCATGCGTGCAACGAACAGGCCGCCATCCCACGTACTCACGGGCCATCACGGTCCTTCCGCACCACGTCCTGCAGCGCCTTCACCGTGATTGCGCACTGGTCGGCTCTGTCGGCGAGTCGAACAAGAAAGTCCGCATCTGCTTGCCGAAGTCCGCCTGCACCGGCTGCATCAGCGTTGCCGGCACTGGCGCCAGCTTGGCCGGTGCTGGGCACGCTGCCACTGCCTGCGTTGCAGGTGAAACGCTCGCGCAGCCGCAGAGTGCCAGCACGCAGGTCAGCAATAGTGCGATCAGAAACAGTTTTCGCATCGCTCAATTCCTTTTGGTATTTCGCGTCCAGGGCAGCCATGTCCGCCACCCGCTGCGCTTCGGTATCGCGCGCCGCCTGTTCGGCATCGGCACGCGCCTTGTTCGCCGCAGCCAGGCTGTCCGCATACTGCTGCTTCAGCTGCGCGATTTCTGCGACACGGCGCGCATGCTCGACATGCACGCCGAATTCGTAGCAGCCGAACGCGAGAGCGAACGCCACCAGGATGGCGATGACGTACGGCGCGATTGCTTTCAGGAAGGTCATTGCGCCCCCATACAGTGCTGATACCGCTGCTGCTGCCGCACCCACACGCCCCAGCAGCGCTTATTCGGCTTGCCGTTCACCAGCGTGCTGCAATCGTATCCGGCCGCATAGCGATAGTTCAGCAGCCCCTTGCAGGCTGCCGCGTAGTTGCCGGCGATGACTTCGCGGCGCATCGTGGACTTGCGCCAGTTGCCGATGCCGAACTGCCCGATGAAGTCCACGTACTCATCGTATTCTTCCTGGGCCAGCTTCGTGTCGGGCGGAAGCGACGCGACCAGTGCGCGTTCGTCCTGCGCCATCAGATTGCGCGCCAGTTCGGCGGCGCGTTTGCGGGTGATGGTGTCACCCATCTTCACGGGCGCACCGTTTTCGTAATGCGTCGAACCGTGCCCGATGGTCGGCACGTCGCCTTTCGTCGGGATCACGGCGTGGTCGGTGAACCCTTCGCGGGCTTGCCACGTGGTGAATGCTGCGGCGCTGACAGTCAGGGCCGCGATGATGATGCGCTTACGCGGGGTCGGCATCGTCAACCCCGATGGCTTTCGGCTTCAACCAGCCGCGCCACACGCAGAACGGACGCAGTGCATGGCGCCACATCCATTCGCCGATCAGCAGCAGCGAATATGCCGCCGCGACGAACGCGGCGAATTCACCCCAGCTGGATATCCCGATGGCGGCTAGTGCGCCCATCAGCTTCGCCGCGAGAAACGGCGTTTGCCCCTGTTGGTCCATTGACGCGCCCTTGTTTTCGAATAGGCGCATTGTCGTTCGCTGCTGTCGGGATTTCCTCCCGTGGGATTTCCACACAAACGTTCCGAACGTGCCTGTCCGTCACGCCGACGATTGCCGCGATATGGGACGTTGACATGCCGGCGCGCCACATATCGGTGATGATCCTGTCCCTATAACTCCGGTAAATCTCGCTGCAGCTCGCGGGCTTCAGGATTTCGCCGCCGAAGTGCTTGCACATCTTCACCGCATCGTTCCAGCCTAGGATGCGCACCAGGTCGTGCGTCACCGTCAGACGCTGCGCGGTCGGCACATACAGGATGACTTCCGATTGCATCGCGCCAGGATAACGCTTGTCGCGCCGCTCGCATCGCGGCAATTGCCCGACGAGATACAACGCACGTTCACGGCCGATCACGTCGGCTATTTCCTGCACGCTTTTCGGTAATCGCATATCACCCCCTTTCACTCGCGCCGTTTGTCAACACGTGGGATTGTACATGCTTCGCATGCGTGGTGACAGCCATCGGGTGACAAGGGTGACAAGGTGACTAGAACTGCCTTACTGAACACGGACCGTACCTGTATGTATGTACAGTGCTTATATATAGATGCCATTTTTCTTTTATTCTCTTGTCACCCTTAGTCACCACGCCGCAAACCATTGCTGTATAAGGCTTTGAGTGATGACAAGGGTTGTCACCCGATGACAGCGAGATAGTCACCGGCAAGAAAAAACCCGGCATGTGCCGGGTTCGTGCTTGCCGCTCGCCGCTGGATGCTATGCGAACACGTAAATGTCTCGCACAAACGGTTCGACGTAGCCAAGGGCCGACACGTCGCAGAACCAGCCAAGTGGCATTTCGCGTTTAAGCTCGTCGCGCACGGCGTCAACGTGCTGCGACGGAACGCGAACCGATAGGTGCGCCAGCTCGATTGCTTCCACAATCGCAACCGGCGTCTGGCGGCGGATCAGCGCTGCGACGTACGCGCGCGTTGTCGGCCACGCCACGGACGCGTGAGTGGGAATCCATTCGCTAGGCATGGTCCGCACCTGGCTGGTTTGCGGATGCGGCGCGAGCCAGATATCCGGCAAGAGCGGACGCATAGTCGAAATTTGACGGCGAATTGGCTTTCCACCATTTATCGAACGCCGCCCGCTCGTCCGCCGGCGAGGGGGCTGGCTGCTGCACAGAAGCCTCCAGCCTCGCGATCAGCTTCGCATCGGAGGGAATCCTTTCCAGCGCGTCATCGCAGAGTTCGTCCAGTGTCTTAGGCGCTCCTGCGGGCTGCTCGACAGGGGCGACGGATTGCTCGGCGAGTAGGGCTCCAGCAAATTCGATGACCATTTCACCGAACTCGGTGTTCTCCAGTTCTTCCCCGTTCGCCCGATGCCACACTTCCTTGATTTGCCGCACCGTCAACCCTTCCTGCGGCGCTGCTGCGGGCTGCTCGACGGGAGATGCGGCGAGGATGGCGTCCAAAGCTGCGGATCGCGCAGCTTCATAGCCGGCCTCGAAAGCTTCGGGGTTGGAATAATGTCGCGTGTCCGGGCAGGCCAGATTCTCGATAGCGTCCGTCAGCGCATCAGCGCGGCTTGCTTCCGCCGCCTTCAACAACGCACAAAGCCTTTCATGCGTGGCGTGCCCGCTAATCATCATGCCAGGAATACCGATGGCCTTCAGCGTGTCGATGACTTGCTGGGCCAGTGTGTTTCCGTTCGTCATAATCGTTCCAGGTAGTAGTGCGCCAGGCCGAAGCCTGGCACGTGGTCAGCCGAAGAACCCGCCTTCGTACATCAGCCAGCACGCTATGGCGGCGGCCGTGATCGTGGTGAACGCGTTTTCCTTGCCTTCGCGCGGCTTGCCGTGACGCGCACATGATACGCCGATGCTGATGCAGGTCAGCGCGAGATAAACGATTTGCGGCCAGTGCAGAGTCATTGCCCACCCCGCACCAGTTCGTCGCGCACCTTCACGGCGGCGCGCAGGCGCGTCGCTGCATCGTCGGCGGCGTAGTATTCGCACGCGAACAGCTCATGCGTCAGCTTGTCGATGAACTCCGTGCGCGTCGGGTCGAACACGCGCGGCTCGATCTGCGCCGCAGCAGCTTCGGCCGTTGCCGGCGTGCCGTCCGCGTTCGTCACCAGCACCACCAGGTCGCGCAAGTCATCCCCGTTGTGGAAATATTTCCCGTTGATGGTGTGCGTCGTGCCATCGATGCCATCCATCGAATTTGAGTACACCGGATAATGGCAGTCGTCACTTACGGCGATGATGCGGCGTTCGACGCCCTCGCGATTCTTCCACACTTGCCCCACTGCAAATTTCGTTTCCATTTCCTTTCCTTGAAAATCGCCGGCATCCGGCCGGCACGGGTTCAAACAGTTACGCCAGCGCGACTTTGACGGCCCATACAGCGAGCGCGATACCGCCGCACGCGAGCGCCGCGAACATCAACGCACACAGGCTCGCCAGACACGCGACCATGATATCGCGATCTTCGCGCCAGCCATAAACGGCGCCTGCAATCGTCGCGCCCACAAGCACCACGACGACAGCAAGAATGCTTGCGCGCGAACCCATACTAAGCGGCTCATCGCTCGGCTGCGGATACAAAAATTCGATGCACTCGGCGTAGTTCAGTTTCTGCTGAACCGATGCGGTGCCCGCGTTGAACGTTGCTTCGGTGACGGTGCAGCGCGCCACTCGCGCGTCGTGTGCTGCCCGTTCGGCGGCGCTGTTCGCAGCGGCGGATTGCGTTGATGCCATGACGGCGATAGCTGTTGCGCTCATATCATTCCTTGGTTAGTTCAAAACTCCGCACCACCCCATCGACTCAGATAGGGCAGCGCGATGAAAAGCCCGAAGCCGAAGCCGCAGGCGATGCCTTCAAAGAGTGCCATCGATCTTGCTCACGCGAACCCGCGCATGGGGTCCGAACCTGAATTGCACGCGGGCGCGGTCCACTGCCTGTTCGTAGCTGTCGGCGCGCACCGTGCCCACGTAGCGCTGGCCGATCCACACGCGGAATTCGTGCATGATGTGCCCCAGGTGATGCCCGCCGAAGCGGGCGCGGTTGTTAGGCGCTTGCAGCGCGCCGTTTCAATTCGTCACATGCGCAGGTGCGCGCCGAAACCCGAGCGCCTCGCATGTCAATGTCGCGGGCCTTGTGCAAATGTCCGCACGCCCAAACAACGTTTCTTTTTGCATCACGCAATACACCTTCCCAATGCCCTACAGTGCTGGTCGGCGCGTTGCGGACCCCCGCTGTAAGTTCAACATTCATGTCTTTCTCCTATAGCGGGAGCGGTTTTTAGAAAAGCTCGACACGGACAATTGCATCCTCAACGTCAATGCTCTTTGCGCACGTCCATGCAGCGTCGTCAATTCCCCGAGCGAGCACCTTGTACGTGCGACCTTTAGCAGTAGTGACATAGAACGTTTTCATCGTCCTTCCCCTTCGTAGTTGCGTTGGTCAGTGGCCGCCGTAGCGGGAGCGGGTGGTCAGACCGGGATTGCCACGTAGCGGTCGCGCTTTCCGTCGACAGCTGCGAAGCGGTTCATGGAATGCGCGGCTTTCTCTGCTGCATCGCGCGTTTCATACATGATGATTTGACGCGAGCACGCATCCTTCAGAAGGCGGCCGGTGCGAAGATTTTTGACGTTGAACATTTCGTTCCCCTTCGTAGTTGCGTTGTCGATGAACTGAATTCTACGCGCATTCACGAAGATGAATATTTGATTTTGCCTATCTACAGCGCGCGTCAATAGAAAACCCGCCATCAGGCGGGTTCGTTGTCATTCGCTGCTTTCTTCCGCAGCTCCCATATCGCCAGGATTGTTTCTTCCAGGCGCTTCACGGCCGCTTCGCCGCGTATCTGCAGCACGCCGCCGCGATCTTTCTTCCACTGGTGATCGTATCGGCCATACAGATAGTCCTGGCGCGCGCGCTTCGACGGCATCGCGAGCACGGCGCGCGCTTCGGTTTCATGGCGCCATTCCTCGCTGTAGTTCGACACTTCGGTGCCATCGTGCAGGCGCACCATCTGTTCGTTCGGGCGGTTCATCAGATGGGCCTATCGTCGTCGTTGTTGCGACGCCGTTCGTCGGTGCGCGGCGGCATGTTGAAGAATCGACCAGCCTTCGTGCGCTTCGGGTCCTTGCCAGTCAGCTTGCGCAGCACCTTGCTGGCGTGCGTCGCCTGCGACTTGTTCGGCTTGTCGTACCCGATGACCGCGAGCACTTCGCTCGCCGTCATGTCGCGCCAGCCGCCGAACCCTGGCAGCGCATCCCAGTCGAACGCGCGAGAAATCATTTCCTCCACGGGGTCCACGGCTTCGTGTTCTTCGTTGCGGCCGGCAAGCTTGCGTTCTTCGTCGTCAGTCAGCCACCACTGTTCGCCGCGCTGGAAGTGCACCAGCACTTCGGCCCATAGCTGTTGCATGTCGATGCCGTGGCGATAGTCGCAGCGCGAAACGGGAACGGTCCACCAGCGAGAGTTTCCGGTGTCATCCACCAGGTAACGCATTTCGTTCACGCTGGCCGACAGCACGGTGCGGCGCGGGTATTCGGATTCGATGCGGTCATATGGCAGCCGCAGCTTGTCGCTCGGCAGCGTCACGAACGCTTTCAGGCGCGCGATATCGGCCTTGCGGAACGTAGCATCCAGCTCGCCCAGCTCGACAATCCAGTGCGAAACAGCGTTCTTCACTAAGTCCTTGTTCGCTGGGTCCAGCACGGCGCCGTCCAGGAACACGTTCATATCGGCCGGCGCGAGCGCGCGAAGCCACGACGTTTTCCCGCTGCCCTGCGGCCCCATCAGAACCAGCACGCCGCGCGAATGGAACCCCACGTCCTTGAATACGGCGGCGACGGCAGACAGCAGCCAGCGGTACACCAGCGTGTCGCGCATCGCTGTATCGTCGGCCACCAGGGTAGTGTACAGCGCGGGCAGGCGGCTGACGCCATCCCACGGCTTCGACGCGATCCAGTCGCGCACGGGGTTGTATGCGTTGCGGTCGGCGATGATTTTCACGTAGTCCTGCAGGTCGGACTTCGGCATGCGGTTGCGCGAACAGATGCTAGACAGTTCCGCCAGCGAACAGTTCGCGCGGTTGTCGGCCGTGTAGCTGCGCCCCGGCAGCGTCACTTCCACCTGCTTGCGCACGATGTTGTACCGCGCCGTGATGCCGTATTCTGTCAGCAGGTAGTCCAGGTTTTCCCACGTGTTCATCGGCTGGCCCTTGTCCGTCAGGTGCGGGAAGCCGAACGGGTTCACTGCGGCGTCCAGGGGAACGTTCGCGCCGGGGTCGTTATCGTTCGCCGGGGCTGCAGGCGGCGCCTGGATGGGCTTGCCGCTCGCGATGTGCCACGGGTCGCCGGTATGCGTTCCCATGTAGGCCATGACTTCGCGCAGTCCCCAACCACGTTGCGGCGCGTCTGCCAGGTCCCAGCCGTGCGGGAATTCATCGTCCAGGCTGTACGCGACCATGTGCGTTTCGCGCGCGATGCCTTTCAGCCTGGTGGCAATGTTCATCATGGCGCGCATCGCGGGCTGTTCGTGCAGCGGCAGCATCGCATCGCTGTCGCGCTCCGTCAGCTTGTCGAAGTCGGGCCACAAGATCACGCGCCGCCCTTCCAGCGGCTTCACGTGCGCACGGTCGGCCGTTTCCACGCCGCCCATCCACGTCACCACTACGGCGGTGTCGCCGAAGATTTCCTGGCCGGCGTCGGCGGCTTTCTCGCCTTCAACCACGATCACGTCGGCGTCCGGCATCGCCGCCAGGCGATCCAGGCCGTACAGCGGGCGCTTGGCCGAACCCGTGATGCCGCGCCACGTCCAGCGCTCGCTGCCGTCCGGGTGCTTGCACCACGAATAGGGCACAACCTGTTTGCGCTCGCCTTCGGGATCGAAGCGGCACACGTACATCAGCAGATGGCCATCCTTGTCGGTGTACGCCCACTTCGTCGTCGGCTGCCCCCAGCGCGGATGCCGGAACGTCGGCTGCGTCGCGCTCGCCGGCACGGGCATGATGGGTTCGGGCTTCGCATCATCGATGCGCGCCACCTTCGCGTCGTGCGCGCGTTGCCGTGTCTCAGGGTCGCCGATACGCACGCCGTGGTTCTCTGCCAGCTCGCGCGCTGCGGCGCCCTGGTCGTTGCCGTGGAAGATGTACGCGTACAGGCTCACCAGGTCCGCGCCGCCGTCGCCGGTCGCGTAGTCCTTCCACACGCCCTTGCGCAGATTGATGGTGAAGCTGCCAGGCGTGCGGTCGTTGCGCGTTGGGTTCGCCACGACGTATTCCGCGCCGCGCAGCTCGCCACCAGGCAGCCACTGCGGCACCACCACGTCGGGATTCAACGCGTCATTGATCGCTGCGAAATCGAGTTTATTCACGCAGCCACCCCGCGCGTCGCCAGCGTCAGTTCGAGCACACGCAAAGCATCCGCCGGAATGGTCTGGTCATTCGCGCAGCACCACACGCGCACCGTCTGCGGCGTGCGCTGAAGGATCTGTGCCACGTCGGCAGCATCCAGTTTGTGCGCCTTCATCAGCGCGCGCAGGCGTTCGGTTCGTTCGTTCATAGTGGCGATGTTTTGTAGCGCGGGCCGACATTGTACCATCGGCCGTTCACGCTTGTGAATTTAGCTAGAAATCACGCGTCATCACGCGCACTCATTCCGCGAATGAATCCGTGGTGACGCGGAAGAAACGCGCGAGCCGCACGACGGTATCGAAGCGCGGTTCTGATTCGCCTATCTCGAAGCGCCGCAGCGACTTCGCATCGATGCCGGTTGCACGCGCCAGTTCAGCGTAGCTGTACCCTGCAGCCGTGCGCAGCGCGTTCAGACGATGCGGCAGCGTGTACTGCGTCAGGCGGCGCGGCGCCCATTTTTTCCTGACTACCTTGTGTCGCTTCGCCAGCCTCGGTTTCGCGGGCAGTTGGATGGGCGCGGGGCTGAGAACGGAAAACCAGGTGGCTTTCATGGGATCAACGCTCGCATGATCGCGAAGCGCGCAACGCGCACGGCCAGGTGCAGTTCGTTCGCGCTCGCCGGCAGTATGTTGACGGGCCACGCCGTGCCCTGGTCGTCAACGAAGTGCCAGGGCAGCCATTCTTTGCGGTCGATGGCGCGGATGGTCGGTTCGTTCATGATGGCGAAAGGCCGCCGAAGCGGCCGTGGTTGTTCAGGCTGCGGATGGCTGTCGCTTGATGGCGGATTCGATCTCGCCAATGACGATCCGGCACTTATGCTTCGGCAGGTAGCGCCAATGGCCGCGCGCGTCCTGTACGTAGTAGATCGCAGACGTACGTCCGTCGTCATGGGTGCTCAGTACACGCCTATGGAGCTTGCCGCGAACGGTTACGTCATCGCGTTGCACTTGCATCGTCATTCCCCTTCGTGTTTGTGATTGCGGTGTGGTAATTCTGCGCCGCGTTCACGAACATGAATATTTGATTGTATTAATCGCGAACGCGGCGACGATAGCTAGGCGGCGCGCGCCTGGCTTGTCAGATGCCAGCCACCCCGGCAGTGCTGGCATTGATACGCACGAACCGGCGCGCGCTTGCCGGCCTCGATGCTCGCCTGGATGCGCGCCATTGCCACCTGCGCCTGTTCCTCGCTGCGGTAGCGTTCTTTCACGCAAACCATTTCCCCAGTCGGCAACCGATACCCGACCACCTTGTGGTCCATCACCACCAGGGCAGCGCGAGCGTCACGGATCAGGTGCGCCAGTGCGCGGTTGTATTTCTTCCCGCGCCCGTGGTGCTCGCGCGTCAGGCGTGCGCGCTGGCGTGCGAATTCGGCGGCGTTCATGGCGCTGCCCCAGGACGACGCGGGCGCGGCGGCGGGGGCATGTACGACGCCATCGCGCAAAGCGCCTCCATTTCGGCCGCCAGGACGGCAAGCGCCTTGGCAAGCTGAATACGCGTCAAGTCGGTGGTGCTGCCGCGCCTATATTGCTTCACGATGCGCAGCGCGTCGTTCGCAGCCTGGCATTGCGATACGCGTATCATCATTTCCCCTTCGCCCGCGCGAGTGTGCGCAAGGCATCCTCAACGGAGCGCCAAACGTCTGCAGCGCCGCCGTTATCGTTGACGGCGCGCAGATACGCCGCTTGCTTGTCGGTGGGGCGCCCCGTGGCCGATTTCACATCGGCCGCGATGTACACGCCCACCGTGCTGCCCACCATGTCCTGCGTGATGATGCGTGGCGCCAGGCCAAACAGGTCGCCGAACCCTGGCGGCAACCCCGTGTCGAACGGACGCGGGTTTTTAATCAGAATGTCGCCGTTCGGCAGGCGGTGAACGTCCCCCGTCCAGCCGCGCCCGACGTTCGCCCGAAACAGCAGGCATTCGCCGGCCAGCGCGTTGCGGATTTCGTTCTGGATTTTGTGTTCGCTCACGCTGCACTCTCCGACGCCGGCACGTTGTCGTTCGCTATCTTACCAAGGTGCATAACGAACTTGTGCTTGTGGTACGAGCCAACGCGCGTATGGCCAAGCGCAATCATTTGCGCCTTGGTTCTGTTTGTTGTTGCCTTTGGCGCGACTTGCCGCCCTTCGGCATCAAGCCATCGCGGGTATGGGCCAGTGCGCCCCACGTAGTCCCAGTTCGATGCCTTGTAGACGTGGCCGGTATGGCCCTGGCTTTCATCGGCATATGTGACCAGCGAAACGAAACGCCCATCGCGCCGAATCATTTTCACGCTGCGCGCGAGCAGGAAACTGGCAGCATTCTTCGGGACGCCAGGCAGGATCACCATTCGCGTTAGCGAAAGAACTCGCTTCCATTGCTCGCGATTGACGCTCTCGCAAGCAACACGCGTTGGCGGCAGCCACCATGCTACACCGCACAGCATACCGTCGCTTTTCCGGAACAGCCCATGTACGTACACTGCAGTGTTGCTTCCACCGCGCGAGTAATGATGCGCTCGCACCATATCCTGCGCGTCCTTCAACGGCGCATTGGACACGAACCAGTCCGACTTGCGGAATTTCGGCTCGTTGTCGTTCGCCGCAATCTTACGCTCGCTCACGTTCGCTCCATTTCTCAATCGAACACATCACCCACATTGTAACCAGGAACGGAAGGGCCGCGATCAAACTGGCCGCAACGACGGCAGCCAGGATGATGCGCAGCCCGCGCCGCTTCACGCTGCGTCAGCCAGGTCCGTCTGCGCAGCCTTCGCCGCTGCTTCGCGCGCCTTCGCTTCCTGCTTTTCGCGGGCATCCTTCACCAGCGCGGCTGTGCTCATCAGTTCGGCGAGTGCGCCGGCAGTCACCTGAACGACAACCTGTCCGTATTGCGCCGGGTCATCTTCGGCCAGCTTCACGGCGGCGCGAGCCTGCGTGTCCAGCCCTTCATCGCTGAACCAGTTCAGCGTCTTTTCGACTTCATCCACGACGCCACGCGGCAGGCTCTTGCCGTTCATCGTGCCGGCCGTCACCTTCTTTTTCCCCTGCGCGCGCGCCTTACCCGCCGCGTCTGCCAGCACCTTGCCAGCATCGTCGCCGTGCTTGCGCACCACGTCCACCGCGACGGCGGCCGATACAGCGCCGGCAGCTACCATGCCCTGCACATCGCAGTCCGCGTTCGCGAGCATCAGCAGCTGCGCGACGTGCTGCGGCGTCTTTCCGACTTTCTGCGCGATGCGGGCATTGTCCCAGCCGAACGCGCGCAGGCGCTTGTATCCGGCGGCGACTTCCAGCGGCGACAGACTGCGCCCTTCGCGGCTGGTGATGATGCGTGCGGTGCGCTCTGCGTCGTTGCCTTCGAACGGCACGATGGACACCCACACGTCGCCCTTGTCGTCGGCAAGCGGCACACCATTCGCGACGCACATGCGCAGGGCGCGCACGCGGCGGTGGCCGTCCACGATCCACACGCCGCCTTCGGCGCGCGGGCGCACTTCCAGAGCGGGATACTGGCCGCCCTGGGCGATGTAGTCCGCCAGGCGTTCGATGCTCTGCTGGAAAGTCTCTCCGGTTTCCGGGTCCACTGCGGTTTCGTCGCGCAGATTGAAGCCGGGTTCTTCGTGGATATCTTCCAGGCGAACCAGGCGTGCGTCTGCGCGCTTGATGGTGCCGTCTTTCTGCATCTGTTTAAACGAAGTCATGTTTGCTCCATGTGGTTAGAGAAGGTCCAGCTGTTCCATCGGCATGTCGGGCCACGTCAGCGCGCCCTTCGATGCGTTTGCGCGCCAGTGGATCACGCGCATATTTCCGTGCCAGTGCAGGCCGCTGACGATCTTGCCACGCAACGGCACGATATGGTCCACCACGTACTGTTCGCCGGTTTCGCGCGTCAGGCGTTCTGCTTCGGCGTACATTGCGCGGATTGCTTCCAGGTCTGCCCAGGGCGGCGTGCGCTCGCGCTCGATGCGTCTGCGACGGGCGCCATGCACCCAGGACATGCGATGAATCGGGGCGCGCTGTTTCTGGATGACGAACAGCGGCCCAGCGTGGAATCCACCTTCAAGCGGCAGCGCGTTCACGTGTGCCCCCATGCGCCGCCACCAGCGCGTCGTGATCTTCCTGCGTCATATCCCGCGTCCAGAAATCCGGGTCGCCTGGGAAACGGTCGCTGCCGTCCTTGCGATGCCAGCAGTACAGCGAGCCACGCCGATGCGGGAAATGGTATGCGCCGCAGTCGCAACGCATCGCCGTAGTGTCGCGGTTCGTCATCCAGCGGTCGATGCGGTAGTTCTTCTTTCCGCACGTGCGGCATGGCGGATAGGAACGACGGTCGTATTTATCCGGGTGCAGCTTCAGCACCCGGCGCGCGTCGCACTCGCGGCATCGGCAATGGAAGCGCTTCGCGGCCATGATTCAGTCGCGCGGCGTCTTGCGCTTCACCTGGTTGGCCGGATGCAGCAGGTGCTTCTGGCCCAGGCGTTCGACAGCTTCCTGGCGGCGCGCTTCGGTGCGCTCGCGCATCTGGCGCACCACGTCGTCGGTGATGACGCCGTGCAGCGGGTTGGTCGATTTCATATCTGCCCCTTAGATCGCGTAGGAAAACAGCACGCCGAACAGCAGGGACGCGCAACCAGCGGCCGCGCATTGGAGCGCCAGGCGCTTGCTGCCGTGCACGCGATCCATCAGCGCGACGGCAGCGAACAGGAATGCGACCAGTGCGAAAATCACGGAATACATTTCAGCCCCTAGAAAATGATTTGCTGAAATGGATTCTAAGCGTTCACGCCTATGAATGAGAAATCGTGAAAATCAATCGTGCAGCGTGAACCTATGCAGCGCGTCTATTGCGGAAGCCGAAGCGCTTTCTCGCCCACTGCATCGGGAAGTCGTAGCCGCGCTTGCGGCCCAGCGCCACCCAGTCGTCCAGCGTCTTGCAGTCCTGTTCCTCGCGCTTGCGCATCGCGCGCACGCGCTGTTTGTCGGCTTCGGTCATCTTCACCAGCTCGCCTTCGCCGACTTCGATTTCCTTGGCTTCGGCCAGCAGAATTTTCCCGCACGTGCATTTGTTCGGGATCGGCCGGCGCCACTGGCGGAAACAGCCGTCGCATGTGATCGGTGGTGGCGGCCCGTTGTCGTTCGCGTGTTTCTTCCCCTTCGCGCGTCCTTCCAGGTCCCATTCGCGTTCGTCGTCCGGGAAACCGTGCCGGCTCGAATTCCCCGCATGGTCATTGATGATGCCGGGTCGGCCCCCCTTCGGCCGCATGCAGCGCATCGATTCCTGCAGATACTTAGACAGCGACATGGTGGGGTTCGCCAGTATCGCCGCATCAATCGTCACGGGCTTGCCAGCCCACGCTGACAGGTCGAAGCCTTCGCCGAACAGTCCGACGTTCCATAGCACTTTGATTTCGTCGTTCGCGTACGCCTGGATGACGCGCTTGCGCTCCGCGTCATCCGTTCCGCCATCCAGGTGTGCCGCAGGAATGCCGGCAGAATTGAACAGGTCGGCCATGTACCGACTGTGAGCCACGTTCACCGCGTAGCCGACCGTCAGCAGGCCGCCCGCGTTGCGCTTCCAGTGCGTGACGATATCGCCGATGATCTTCGGTTCGCGCATGCGCTGTTCGGCGTCGCCCTTCGCGAAATCGCCCATCTGCTTACGCGCGCCCTTCATATCTGGCGTGCTCGGCGCGTATATCTCATACGGCGCCAGGTTCCCCATCTGGATCAGTTCGGCCGTCGTCGGCCCCAACACCATTTCATCGAAGTATTCGCCCAGGCCCGTGCCATCCAGGCGCCAGGGCGTTCCCGTCAGGCCGATGTGGTATGCGTTCGGCCACGCGGCCATGATCGCCGCCCAGCCTGCCGCGCCGATGTGGTGGCACTCGTCCCATATGACTGCTTTAGGTTCGGGCAATTTCGCGAGCCGGTTTTTCAGCGTGTCGATGCTGCAAACCTGCACGCGAGCATTGATGTACATCGGATGGCCAGCGGCGATGAACGAATGCGGAAGCGCGCAGTCGTTGAACGTACCACTGGTCTGCTTCAGCAGTTCCTGGCGATGACAGTTAAAGAAGGTCGTCTGTTCGCGGCGCGCGAAAGCCTGCGCGATGAACGCAGCAATGACGGTTTTGCCGCCACCAGGCGGAAGCACGATCAGCACGCGACGCACGCGACGCAGCGCTTGCCCCGCGCGCGTCACAAGGTCCGACTGGTAGTCTCTAAGTAGTATAGCCATATCTTATTTTCATCACGATTCGGCCATCATAACCGATGCGCGCGGCAACGTGTTGTGTTGGCCGCCCGACAGGTGCCCCCTACATCAACAGAACGGAGAATGCACGCGATGCACAGGGCGCGGCAATACGAATATGGTTTGGTAACAGCGCGGCTGGTGCTCGATATAATGCGCACCATCGCATCGGTTTTCCTTACCGAAGATTGCGCATCATCGGCCGCAGACTTCGCAATGATTAGCGCAGGTTTGTTCATCGGCCAGGCTGAAGGCAAGCCGATGACAGCAACAAAGCTCGCATCATACATCGGGATGCCGCGCTCCACGTTGGTTAGAAAGCTGCACGAACTGCAGGGCGCCGGGATAGTGAAACCCGCGCTCAAAGGATGGCGCATAAACACGGACGATCCGCAAGTGCAGGCGCGCTTAGATGCGTGCAAAACTCAGACGTTGCAGCTGCTGCGGAAAGCCACAGGCGAAGTGTCCAGATTGGACAGTATGGCAATTGAACGGCAAAAATCGCACGCGTAGAAACGTTCGTACACAAGCGAGCAGCCTAGTTCATCGTATCTCACGTTGTGTAAATACAACTCACGCGGCTTCACGCATGAGTTAGACTACGGATTCACTCACTACCTGGGGAAATGATGAAGCCCGGAATCTATCCGAACATTTCGAACGCCGACTACCACGGCGGTGACGGTGTTTCGAACTCGATGCTGTGCGTGCTGCGCGAGAAATCGCCGATGCACCTGAAGGCGCTGCGTGATGCGGCGAACGATAACGAGCCGACACCTGCGCAGTTCATCGGCACCGCATTTCATTGCCTGGTTCTTGAACCGGCGGAATTCGCGAAGAACTACTGCCTGGGCCTGCGAATGCAGGACGTGCCGGACGCGATTGATGATCGCGAAGTGTTGGTGCGCATGGTGGAAGAACTGAACGCCACCAGGCTTCCGAAGCTGCCGACCGGCGGCGCGAAGGCCGATATGGTCGAACTCATCTTCGCGGAAGGGCTGCACGAAGAACCCGTGATGGATCGCGCCGCGCTCGAAGCCATGAAGGGCACCGAACTGAAGGCGATCATTCAGCGGGCGAACGAAAGCCGCCCCGGCAAGCTGTCCACCAGCGGCAACCGTCATGAACTCGCCGAATTGCTGCGCGCGAATGGCCGCCAGGTCAAGCTGTGGTCAGACGTGCAAGCCGAATGGCTGAAGAACAACGGGCACCGCCAGGTGCTGACGGCCGAACAGTGGGACCAGCTGCACCGCATGCGCGACGCAGTGATGGCGCACCCGGCTGCGAAGGCGCTGCTGACTGGCTGCAAATACGTCACCGAACATTCGGTGTATGCTCGCGATCCGCAGACGGGCGAACTGCGCCGCTGCCGCCCCGACTTGTGGCGCTTCGACGGCATCCTGGGTGATCTGAAATCGACGGAAGATGCCAGCCCCGAAGCGTTCGCGCGCTCGATTGCGAAGTGGGGATACGACGTACAGCACCCGTACTATCTCGACACGATCAATCTGGCGCTGGAACAGTCGCCGCCGGACGAATTTGCATCGCATCCGACCAGCGCCAAGGCGTTCGTGTTCGTCGTGGTCGAAAAGTCGCCGCCGCACGCCGTGGCCGTGTACATCCTGGATGAAGCCAGCGTGGCCCTGGGGCGCGCGAAATATCGTGCGGGACTCGACACCTACGCCGAATGCAAGCGCACTGGCGTGTGGCCAGGGTATGGCGATATGGTGCAAACTATCAGTGTGCCGCAGTGGCACCTGAACCAAAATTCGCATCTTGTAGGGGCAGCATAAAATGAAATTCGCAGCACTCATCGCGGCAGCACTCGCGCTCGCCGTCATCATCGCCATGTCGTTCCCGAACGCGACAATCTGGCAGGTCGCGCTGGCGCCGGCTGCCGTGATGTTCGCTGCGTTCGCTTTCAATTTTCGTAAGGGGCAACAGCAAAAATGAGTATCTTTAAAATCGAAGAAGCCGAACGCGAAGGCGCGCGGCTGGTGGTCGGACTGGGCGGCGTGTCGGGCGGTGGCAAGACGTTCACGGCGCTGCAGCTCGCCTGGGGCATGGCGAATTACGACAGCAAGAAAGTCGGATTCATCTGCACGGAAAACCGGCGGGGCCGCCTGTACAGCGATGCGCTGCGGGACGAGCACGGCGTGATCCACAAATTCCTGATTGGCGATCTCACGCCGCCGTTTTCGCCCGCGCGCTACATCGAAGCCATCCAGGCGTTCGTGGATGCCGGCGTGGAAGTGCTGGTGATCGACAGCGTATCGCACGAATGGGAAGGCCAGGGCGGCTGCGAAGATATCGCGCATGCACCTGGCCGCGACGGGCGAGCGCCGAAGAACCCACGATGGAACGAAGCGAAGCGCGAGCACAAGTCGTTCATGAACGCCATGCTGCAGTCGCCGCTGCACATCATCGCGTGCATGCGGGCTCGGGAAAAGGTGAAGCTTCAGAAGGTTGTCCGGGACAACCGGGAAGTTACCGAATACGTGCCGCAGGGCGTGCTGCCCATCCAGGAAAAGAATTTCACGTTCGAACTGACGGCATCACTGATGCTGTGGAACGGCGGCAAGTCGCGCGAAATCATCAAGTGCCCCGCAGAACTGCAGGGCATCTTCGGCACGGCAGGCGAGTGGGCCGAAGGCTATCTGACAGCAGCGCAGGGCAAGGCGTTGCGCGACTGGGTGGACGGCGCGAAGTCGGTGGATGACGAAGTAAAGCGCGCGCGCGACAGCCTGCAGCTGGTCTGCGAACAGGGCATGGAAGCGCTGCAAAAGGCGTGGACGGCGCTGCCGGCGAACGTCCGCAAGGCAATCAGCACGAAGGGGTGCCCCGACGATTTGAAGAAATCGGCGCAGGCATTCGACGCGCAACGGGCTGCCGCGAACGACAATCGCGAAGCGGACGATTTGAACGCAACGCTGGGCGTCGGCAACGCCGCAGCATAACCGGGGAAGGGGAAGCATCACACACATGGCGCAGGCACAACCGAAATTCCTTAGCGCTGCGGAAGTCTCGCAGCGCTGGGGTGGCGCGGTCAGCACGGGAACGCTGGCGAACTGGCGCACGCAGAAAAAGGGGCCGCCGTATCAGAAGCTGGGCAGTAAGGTACGCTATCCCATCGCGCAGCTAGAAGCGTGGGAAGCTGCGCACATGATGATGAACGCGGCGAACGACAACGAAACGCACACCGAAGATATCGCGAAATGAATTCCGCACTCGACACACAAGTGGGCGGCAACCACTATAAAGACATGCCGATTCAGCCGATGGAATACAGCATGGCGAACGGCCTGGATGCCTGCCAGCACACCATCATCAAGTACGTGACGCGCTTCCGCCAGAAAGGCGGCATCCAGGATTTAGAGAAGGCGCGGCACACGCTCGATATGCTGATTGAATTCGAGCGGCGTCACGAAGGCGCAGAGAAGGCGCAAGCGGCCTTCGAACACGGGCGGACGGTGACGCGGGGCAAATGTCTGGCGCCGGAATCCGCAGAGCTTTGCAGCGAGTGCAAGGCGGCCGGCATTAGTTGCCCATTCATCCCGACGAGGCCGGCGAACGACAACGCCCCTGCGTTTCGTGGCCCGCTGCACGCTGACGGCACCACCTGGTGCTGCGGCACGCCGAACCCGTCCTACTGCCAGGGGTGCCCGCGTGTCTGACGATATCGACAAGGCGCAGGCCGCCGATGAAGTGAACACGCAGGACGCGCTGGAACGGCAGCGCGCCATTGCCAGGGCAACGCCGCGCATGACTGCGCGCGGCGAGTGCCTGAATCCGCACTGCGCCGAACCGTTCGCGGCGAACGACAACGTGCGACTGTACTGCGGCCCAAACTGCGAAGCTGAACACCGCAGACTGCGGCGGGCGTGATATCATTTAGTTTTTGAGGAAATCAAACCACCATGAAATCCATCGGACTGGCCCGCCTGGGCCGTGATGCTGAAGTGCGCTACACCCCTGGCGGCGATGCGGTGTGCAACCTGTCGCTGGCGTATGTCTGCGGTCGCAAAAAGGAAGGCGACCAATACCCGCCCAGCCAGTGGGTTGACGCCAGCTTGTGGGGCAAGCAGGCCGAAGCGCTCGCGCCGTATCTGGTGAAAGGCAGCGTTCACTGCTTCACGCTGGCGGATATTCACATCGAAAAGTACCAAGGGCAGAACGGCGAAGGCTACAAGCTGGTTGCGCGCGTCGAAGGCGTCGAACTCGGGCCGCGCAGCGGTGATGCGCCGGCCGGTGGCGACGAGCGCGCAGCACGTCCAGCATCCGGCGGGAGTCAGCCGCAGCGCCGCGCAAGCGGCGACGGTCGGGCCGCAGGCCAGGGCGGCGACATGGACGACGATATCCCGTTCTGATTTTCAACCACCACCAGGAACACGAACCAACCATGAAAACTGAATTCAAACGTGGCGCCAAGGTCATCGCATCGCCGTCGCGCGGCAAATCGTTCCGTGCTCGCGTGCTTCGTCGGTACGACACGCCGAAAGGCCAGTTCGTCGTCGTGAAGGACGGCACGGGGCGCGAGGTGAACATGCGGCCTGGGATGCTCAGGCTGGCGTAACAGCAAAAACCCGCCACGAAGGCGGGTTTTTTATTCGTCATGCTGCGCGCGGCTTCTTTTTCTTTACCGGCTTTTTTACCGTAATCGGCCGCTTCAGAACGTTTTCGAGCGCGGCCACGCGAGCGCCCAGGTCGTCGCGCTCCAATCCTTCACGCAGCTTCATCTGCATCAGCGTCTGATAGGGCACCCCCAGGCGTTCGGCCTTTTCGCGGTACGCGTCCAGCAAGTCGCCTGGGATGCGCATTGAAATCGTGATGCGCAGGTTTTCCGGCTTCACGTCGTCGTCGGTGATGTGGTCCTTAGTCATGAATGCGGTTCCATTCGTCCATCAGGACAGTTTCGTATTTCTCGATCAGGTCGGCAAGCCGGCGCAGGTCCTTTGCGCCGATGCCATCGTTGCTCATAACGCGCCGCGTCTTGATTTCGATGCGGGCGCTTATGCCGGGGCCGATGCAGTGAACGTGCGGCGGCATGTGGTCGTTCGTGTAGATAACGATGCGGTAGTTGCGGAATTCAATGATCGTCGGCATGCGTCCGGTATATACCAAGTATATACGGTGTCAAGCGCGGAAAATGAAAAACCCGCCACTGGGGCGGGTCCTTCGTGCCGGCTTACGCGTTTCGCAGCGGCTGCCCTGGTGCCAGTTTCTGGCGTCGTCGGGCAATCACGGTGTGATCGTTTGGCGAGGGGTGCCAGCGGGGGACTGGCCGCATATCGTTAATACCGCTGTCGCTGCATTCGCCTATGCACCCTCGCGGCTGGCGACTGCCTGTGCAGTCCCAAGGCTGGCCAGCTTTCCCGCCGCGTGTCGCAGCAGGCTTGGCTTGCAGTATCAGCGCTCAATCGCCATGCGTGAAAGTGGCCGCTAACGGCGGCCAGTCGTCCAGTTCCTTTATCGCGTGGTCACTGGCAACTTAGCTTGTCGCATTCGCTGCAATCGGGCGGCGGCGTTCGTGGACATTTATGAACCCCGTCTTGAACTCCGCTAAGTCATCCAGGGTTGATGCCATTATGCCGCCTCCGCGAACTCGCGTGATTGATTTTCGCTATCGGTTTTCTTTTCCGATTTGATACGCTTCGCCGGCACCACCACGTTCTTTTCGAACCACTTACCCCACTTCGTCATCGCGGCGCGCATCTGCGGCAGATAGTCCGTGTGATCGTAGTGGATGCCGCCAGCGTCCTTGCGGGCGTGCTGCTGCAGCAGGTCGCGCGTGAAGCGATCCACCAGCGCACCGTCGCCCATGCGGGACTTCCAGGTGCGGCGCAGGTCACGCGCCTGGAACGGGGCGCAGCAGTCCAGCGATGCGATGTGATGCGACACGGCCAGGAAGCCCATGCGTTCCGACTTCGAACCCGTGCGGGCGGGGAACAGCGGGCCGTCGCCGTGCCAGCGCTTCAGGCGCTTGAATATCTCGACAGCCTGCGGCGGCAACGGGATGACGTGCTGGTGTTTGCGGCCCTTCGTCTTTTCGGCTGGAATGGTCCACACGGCGCGCGCTGTATCGACTTCGCGGCCGTCCACCTTGATGGTTTCCTGCACGCGCTGACCGCAGAGCATCACCAGGCGCGCGCAGTCGCCGGACCCTTCGTCCGTCAGGTTAGCCCACACGGCTGCCATTTCTTCAGGTGACAGGTTGCGCGCTCGCGCCTTGTTCGCGCGCGGGTCCTTCGGCACGGCGGCCACCGGGTTCGCCTGGATGCCCCAGTCGTACGTCACTTCCTGGGTGTAGTCGTTCGTCGCCTTCATCCCCCACCCGAACGCCGACGACATATAGGTGCGCTGGATATCTGCCGTGCGCAGCGCGCCGCGCTTCGCCGCAGCCACCAAGGGAACGCGGATATCTGCCGGCGTCACGTCGCCAGCCAGCTTGTCGCGGCCCAGCTGGTCGGCGGCGTTGTACTTGCCCGTCAGCAGCACGTTTTCCACGTGGCCGGCGGAACCGGCATCGCGCGCCTTCAGGTGCGCCACGTATTTCTTGAACAGATTTTCGACGGTCGGCGGCTCGGTGTCCTTCGCCACTTCTAGGGCTGCAGCCGGCGCGCTCGCGATCTTCACGACGGGCCGCACTACCTTCTGGAACTCGGCGCGCGCCTCGCCCAGCGACATGGCCGGGTAACGGCCGATCTGCTTGCGCCCGCGCTTGTCGCCTTTCTTCCAGAACGCGAACCACTCGGCCGTCACGCCGGCTTTCGTCTTGCGGATGCGCAGGCGCAGGCTGCCGCCGCCGTATTCCTGGGACTTGTCGTTCAGCGTCTTTTCGCCGTCGCAGTTCTTTATCGCGGCATCAATTTGGGGCTTTGTCAGCACGTTGTTCGCCTCGCTTTTGGGTGCACTTTTGGGTGCACTTCTGTTCGAAGTACCCCCTACCTGAAGCGTAAGCGGAATTTCGCGCGCAGGTCAAATATCACAGTAGGATCAAATGCTTAGGATGATGCAGCGTGATGGCCGATGAAGGCGCGTTATTGCGTTCCAGCAGCCTTCCAAGCTGAATACGAGGGTTCGATTCCCTTCACCCGCTCCAATAAAATCAATGACTTAGCAGGCGCATTGCTTCAGGCTTGAAATAGTGGGTGCACTTGTGGGTGCACTTTCGCCAAACTCATCACGACGCGTCATCCACAATATTTATGCGTCACGACGCTACATCCTCGACGGATTCAGCCTGTCCTGCGTTCGGCTGTTCGAGGTCCACGTGGCACACGTAGCCGTTCGCATCAAGGACGTGTTCGACGCGCGTAGCGATCCACTCGGCAGGTACACCGTCGCGCCAGCCCTGCAGCTTCACCTGGCATTCGGCCGCCAGGTCAGTGCGGCCTGGACAGGTGATGGACATGGTTTGCATCGCGCGCTGTCGGCGCGCCAGCTCGGCTTTCGCGGCAGCCACGGCCATGTCCTGCGTCGGGAAATACTGCTTCAGTCGGCGCACCGGCTCGCCGGAACCCACGCTGACTTCGTGACGCTTCGCCTGCTTCACCGCGTGCCAGTACGCGACCACCTTGCCGGCAGACTCGCGCCGCGATTCGGTCATGTGCCAGCGCGTGTTCTCGCTGCGCGTCAGAGTGACGGACGGCAAGTCCTGGCCGCTCACGCTCTTGAACTCGCCGCGCTTGGCGAACACCAGCTTGCCGCCTGCGGCCTTCGCCACGGCGTCGTATTTTTTCGCGATGCGCAGCAGCAGATTGATATCGGATTCGTCCGGCTGGTCGATGTGCGGCAGCTTGATGCTCGCCAGCGACGCGGCCACGGCACCTTCCATGCCGTGTTCCTTCGCGATCTTCTGCACCATCGCGCCGATGGTCGTGCCAGCCTTCCAGCTTCGAACCTTCTGCGTCTGCAGGTTTTCCTTGCCGCCCTTGCTTTTGTCGTACGGCGCCGCGCGAGCGCGAATAACCATCGTGTCGGGCGGACCCGACATTTCGATTTCGTCCACGACGAACAGGCCCATGTACTGCGCCTTCCCGTCGTAACCCAGGTACAGCTGCAGCTCTGCGCCAGTCGGCGGCTTCTGGATGGGTTTGTCCGGGATATGGTCGGCCAGCGCGATTTCCAGCATGTCGCTGGCGTTGCCCGTTTCATCCTTCAGCGCCAGCGACACGAACCGTTCCTTGATGGTCGCGGTGATATCCTTGCTGTTCGCTTCCAGCCGGTATTCCGGCGTGATGGGCTGCTGCGTCAGTCCCACAGTTTCACCTGCTGTTCGGTTGCCGGCAGCGTGAAATCGGGCAGCACAATGGTGATGCCAGCCGGAAGCACGGGGCCGCGATCAGCCAGGCCGGGGTTCGCATCCAGCAGCTGTTCGACCACGCGGCCGTCACGCGTGCCGTAGTAGTTCCATGCGATTTCGTCGGCCAGGTCGCCGTCCTTCGTCGTGTATTCCGTCATTGCGCCAGCTGCGAAAGTTGATTTCCGATGAACGTGCCAAGCAGGCTCACGTCGGCACCATCGAACCGCTTCAGCGTCACGCTGAATTCGATTTTTCGCGGCAGCGCGAACGCCGCGAAGATGCTCCGCGTTTCGTCAACCTGCGTCACCACCCAGCGGCCGTACAGATTGCCCTGCGCATCCAGCAACGTCTGCGGTTGTCCTTGCGCCGCCAGTGCGCGCAGCATGTCCATCGCGTTCGCGCTGCCGCGCCACTCGGGATAGATGATGCCAGGCAGCGTGATCGTTTCTTCGCCTGGGCCAGTATACTGCAGCGCAGGCAGCTGCCCGAAGCGATCCTGCCCAGGCCAGCGATATTCAGCCGTGCGGTGCATTTCCTGAAACACCGCCATGTTCAGCGAAAACCGGAAGCTGCCAAGCATGAACATCGGCACGAAGCCGGCAACGAAACTCCCTAAGCTCATTGGCTTGCCCCGTCGAACATGATGCTGCGATTTTGAACACGCTTTTGCTGGTCCATCCGGCGGATAATTTCGTCGGCCAGCGCCTTCTGATCCTGCCCAGCCTGCTGCATGATGTTGAAGGTGTAACTGTCGTTGCTGTTGACGACAGGCGCAGCGCTCCGCGCCGTCGCCATCGGTGGTACGGTCGGCGGGGCGCCAAGCTCCGAAGGATTCTTGCCGTTTGCGAGCGACGCGGCGATTTCTTCGTTCGACTTGCCGCTAATTTTCGCCGCGCCAGCGCGCAAAAACGAACCGGCATCCAGGTGCGCCGATGCGGCCCACCAGCGCCCGTTCTTCACGTCGTCAATGCCCTTCGCGGCGTCCGTGTCCGGCAGGCCGGCAGCCTTCGCTGCGGCCAGCGCAACGCTCGCCAGTCCTGCCGCCATACCAAGCTTCCCGATGAAGCCAAGCACGCCGCCGGCCGCACTCGCGGCGGCCCCTTGCACGCCGTTCAGCGCGCCCACCATGCTGGTGACTTCTGCGGTAGCGCGCGCCAGTCGAATAAGTGCGATGGTCTGCAGCACGCCATTCGCCGCCAAAAGCAACGGCGTGACGACAATCAGCGCGGCTGCGGTGCCCGCGAGTCCGACAGATACGGCCTTGAACAGCTCGGGGTTCTTTTCGGCGAACGCGTTCACCTTTTCCAGTGCGCTGGCCGTCATTTCGAGCGCGCGGATATAGATCGGCATCAGTTGTGTGCCCACCTTCGTGCGCAGGTCCGCCAGGCGCGCTTCGGCGTTCGCTTCCTTGCCGGCCGCCGTTTCACGCTGCCGCGCCGCGCCCTGGTCGATGTTGTCAGCTCGCGCCGCGTTCGCAGCTTCCTTCGCGATCACCTGGCGCTGCGCCACGCGGGTGGCCAGCATGTTCGCGCCTGTCCGGTTGCTGATGATGCTGCCCGCGACTTCGGCCACCTTCGTCATGTCGTCCGGGTTGATGCCGTGCTTGCGCAGCGTCGGGATGAAATACTTTTCCACCCACGCCTGCGGGTCCTTCACGAACGTGTCGTACCCCAGCAGCGCGCCTGGGTTCATGAACGACATTTGCCCCGCCTTGTCGTGCTTCACCTTCGACGGGTCGCCGATCAGGCCGAACTTTTCCAGGTTCTGTGCGGCGCGCTTCGTCACGCGGCCCTGCGCCAGCGCCTGGTACAGCGACATGCTGGCCGTGCCGAACGTGTCGCCGCCCATTTCCTGCATCAAGTGCGAGCCACCGTAATAGAACGCTTCGTCCGTCATGGATTTTGCAGCGATGCCGCCGGTACGAATGGCGTGCTGCATTTCCTCGCCCGTGATGCGGCCGCCAGTGGCCACCAGCACCTGGTGCGCCATGTTGGCTTGCTTATTGTACTCGGCCATGTCCTTGGTGCCGTTGCGCAGCTCGATCACCTTGGCCATCGCATAAGCCGCGTGCTCGGCCAGCTGCGTGCCGTGTTCCTGGTCGTACAGGCCCAGTGCAAACCGCTGTTTCAGCGCAATCGGCAGCGCCTCGACGGCGTGGTGCACATCGCCGAACGCCGACGCCAGGTCGCGCGCCGTTTCGGTGGCGTCCTTTGTGGACACGCCGAATGCCCGCTGTTCCTTCGCGGTCTTAATCAGTTCGTCGGAATCGTGCTGGTTGAAGCCAAGGGCGCGGATGCGCGCTTCCTCGTTCTGCTGTTTCTTCGCGGCGCTGATGCCGGTGTACAGTATGCCGCCGATGGCGGCGCCAGCGGCACCAGTGCGAACCGCCGCGCCCTTCAGCGTTCCCCCGATTTCGCCGGCCTTTGTCTTGAACGCCTGCGCCTTCGTCAGACGCTCTTGCGCACGCCGCGCGCGGTCCAGTTGTTCCGTCAGGCGAGCGTACCGACTGCGCATGCCGTCCACGTCCTTGCCTGCGCGGCCGAATTCCTGGATGGCGCGGCCCAGCAGCTTCTGGCGCTTCGTCAGGTCCGTAACCGTCTGGCCGATCTTGCCCAGCGACTTGTTCACGTCGCCGAATGCGGCCTTCAGCGTGCCGGAAATCGCACCGCCGATGGTGATGGTGGCGGAAAGCCGCTTATTCGTCGCCATAGGCGGTTACTGTTCCTTCGGCAGCCCGTCCAGCCACCAGAGAAAGCGCGACGTGCGCATGTTGAAGATTTCCGCTTGCGACCAGCCGGTGTGACTGGCCAGGGACAAGGCGCCGCTGCGGATGAAATCGGCGCCTAGTCGATAAAATTTCCGAACGCCGCCTGCAGGCGCATGTAGTCGCGCAGCTTCAATCGCCGAAGATCGGCCGGCGCGACGGTGCAGAGATTGGCGAACAGCGTGATTTCCTTCACCACGTCGCTGCCGCGCACTTCGTTGCTCGCCACCTGGTCATCCAGGGTCGGCTCGCGCATCGTCAATTCCTGCAGCTGCGCGCCGTTCACTTCCAGCGGCTTTGACAGCTGGATGGTCAAGCTGCCGTCGTCGTTTTCCTTCAGCCACGATTCTTTCTTTGCGCCCATTGCTTCACCTGTTTAAACGTTATGAGTGATGATGGCCGGTCTGCGCCGGCCATGTGCTACGTCGCGCCGACGATTACAGGCCCAGCGCGCTGCGGAACGCCGCCAGGGTGTCCACGCCTTCGATGATGGCCACCATGTTTTCCACGTCGATTTCGTGAACCACGGTCGTGCCGTGCTGCAGCTTGTAATAGTTCAGCGCCATCGAAATCTTCAGGTACGGCACTTCGCCGGGGTTCCAGGTGCCGGGGTCGTTCTCCGTGATCTTGCCGCGCATCGTCATCACGATGGGCGTCACCGTGCCGTCGAACGATTCCAGCGCGCCGCGAATAGTCAGCGGAACGGTCGAACCCTCGACCACGCCGAACAGCGCCAGCACGTCCTTGTCGTACGAAATCAGCGAGAAGTCCGCGACCAGCTTCTCCATGCCGACCGTGATAGCGACAGGCGCGACCATGCCGCCGCCTTTGAAATCTTCAGTTTGCTGCGTCAGCTTCGGCGGGTTCACGTCCCGCACCTGGCCGGCCATTCCACGGCCGTCCACCCATAGCGTAAGGTTCTTCAGTACGTCGCGAGCGGCCATGTGCCTATGCTCCTGTTGTCAGCAGGGCGCTTCCGCGCCCGCGCCGGTTAGTTAAAAATCGTCTGCACGTAGTCGTTCGTCAGGTGCGAACGGAACGTGATGTGCTCGGCCGGATACGCCGGGGTGAAATCGAAATCGAAATAGATTTTACCATCGGCGATGGCTTCCGGCGTGTTCAGGTCGGGGTCGGCCCAGCACGTGCCGCCCAGGATGGCGCCCTGCGTGATAAGCCCGCGCAGGAATGCGTTCACCCCTTCGACCACTTCCGTCACGTACTGCTTGGTGATGCCACGGTCCACGGCCCACAGATGTGCGGCCATCAGACTGTCGTTGATAACGTCGGCCGTGCGCACGACGGAAAGGAATTTCCACTTCGGATCGCTCGACAGCGTGCGGTTGCCCCACAAGCGGAAACCGTTCTGCCGAATGATGGTCGCCACGTTCTTTTCGTTCAGCAGGTTGGCGCGGCTGTTCGCATCGCCCAGCTTGAAGTCGATGGGGCGCGTGGTGCCCTGGATGCCGTTGATGTTCTGGTTCGACGGCGACCACCACCAGCCCAGCGTGTTGTCCACGTTCGCGATCAGGCCGGCGACTGCAGCGCTGGAATACGACGGCACCAGATTGCCCTGGCTGTCCGTCTTGATGCTGCGCGGGTCCACCAGGTACACGCGCTTGCTGCCGAAGTCGCCGGCCGCCGCGATGGCCGCCGCATCGTTCGTGTCGGGGCCATCCTGAACGATGATGGCGCGCAGCCGGTCGGCGATGCCGATCAGCTCTGCCACGACGGGGTTGCCCACGGTGCCGATGGTGGCGGTGAACGTGGCGCCCGTGCCGGCGCCTGCGCCCGCAGGCAGAGCGAACGTCGGGGCCGTGGTGTAGTCCGAACCGGGGTTCGTGATCGTCGCGGCAGTCACCTTGCCGCCCGTGATGGTCGCGGTGGCCGCAGCACCCGTGCCGCCCGCGCCGCCGGTCACGGTCAGCGGATACGTGCCGTCCGTGTACCCGCTGCCGGCCGTGAACGTCAGCGACGTGACGCCACCCGACACGCGTTGATGCGTGAAGCCAGGCGCGATCAGGATGCGCGGCGCGAAGCCCACGACAGCTTCCGCCGCCAGAAACACCTGCACGCCTTCGTACTGCCCCGTGTTCGAATCCACGCCGCCAAGCACGTTCGCCATCGTCGCGTTGTCGTCTGCGCCTTCCTCGACGCGCACGACGATGACGACGGCGCCGGCCTGGTCGAAAATCGAATCCATCGCATCCGGCAGCGTGCCTTTGCCCTGGCCCGTTGTGTCAAGCTTCGCGGCCGTACTGCGGCTGCCCGCGATCAGCACCGGGGTGTTCACCGGGAATACGGTAGCATCGGCGTCCGGGGCCGTGCCCACCAGGCCGATGACAGACGTGCGCACCGTCGAAATGGGGCGCGGGCCGTCGTCAATATCGATGACTTCGACGCCATGCAGGAAAGTGTCGGGCATTTCGTGGTCCTTGGTGTGGTCGGCACAGTTCAGAATTGCGGGCATTGTCCCGCGCGCACGCGCGCGTTTCCTCCCGTGGGATTTCCGCGAAAAAAGCCGCCCCGAAGGGCGGCAAGGGCGCTGCTCAGGTCTTGATGATTTTGTTGAACACGATGCCAGGCTGCACATTCGGGTGCGCGCCGTCCGAACCTTGCGATGCGTTCGTGATCGTGACGCCGGTTGTCTTGCTGGCGTTACTGATCGTGATGCCGGTGGTGTTCGCGTTGATGGTCGCCCCGGCCGGCGCATAGATTGCGAAAGCGCCGCCGCCAGTCGAACTGCCGCCAGCCTGCGCTGCTGCATTGTGGCTGTGTCCGTGTCCCGGATCGTTCAACGTATTCGCGTGCACGTGGCCGGGGTCGTTCAGCGTGTTCGCGTGCGTGTGCGCGGGCATCTGCGCCGTGGTCAGCGTATGCGTCTGCGCGCCGCCAGCCGAACCCAGGGTGGTGCCCGTGATGCCGTGGCCACCTGCGGCCGTGATGCGGCCCGCTGCGGCACCGCCCATGTCGTCCTTGCCGATGGTAGCGCGCCCGCGCGCATCGGGAAGGCGGAAGGTCCCGGCAGATTCGCCGCCAGTGTTGTAAGTCGTGCCGATTGCGGCGTACAGGTTCGGGTAATCGGCGACGTTGACGGCTTGCCCGAAGCACATCAGCCAGCCATTCGGTGCCGTCGTCCCTGCGAAGTCCAGAACTGTGCCGGTCATGCCGGCCCACATATCGAGTACGCGGCTCATACACTCCCTTGTTCGAGGATAGCGGCAACGTCGGGGTTTGCCGCCAGGAAATCCCGCAGCTTCGCCACGGGGTCGTTATCGTTCGCGGCGACGGCTTGCGGCTTCGTCACCAGCTCCCACTTCGTGCCGTTCCAGCGGGGCCATTTTCCATCAGCCCACTTTTTCGGCGGCGCTTTCTCGACTGCGCCAGCCGGGATCAGGAACACGCCAGGTTCAAGCGGGCTTTCGTCCGCGATGGTATCGCCGACGTAAAGGCCGGCTCGATCAGTCTGGAAAACAGTTTTCGTTGTCATGGCTCAGAACTTGATGCAGGCCAGCAGCGCGACGTTACGCGGGCGCGCAACGCCAGCGTTCGGGTACTGCGTAGATGCCGGGTTGACGATGTAAGAAAGCGATACGCCAGGATAGTCGCTAACCAGGTACGGGTCGGCGCCGCATCCGGCGGCCGTGCCGCGAATCGTGTCCACGGTGGGGTTGGTGCTGGGATCGTCGTACGTTACCAGCGTGCCCTTCTGCGACGAGCCAAGCGCGCGCGACGCATCCACGCCTCGCCCATCATCCCATCCACGAATGAACTCGCCGCGAAGGTCTGGCAGGTTGAACGTGTTGAATCCGTCGCCAGCGCCGTATGTGGTGCCGATGGCAGCAAACAGGTTCGCATACGCGGCGCGGCTAACGGCGGCTCCGTTTGCCTTGAGCCATCCAGCTGGCGCAGAACTGCCAGCGAAGTG